ATAATAGTTTAAGTGAGATAAAGCATTATTTGACAAACGAATACCTTTCCGAAACAGAATGCACAATGAAATGTAAAAAATGCGGTTGGAATAGTGCAACAAGTTCTGTCCGTATATGGAAAAAGCCAAAGATAATGTTAATAGCATTAGGGCGCAATGTAGATGCACGTAATAAAAATAATACTTATGTAGAAATTCCTAAACAATTGAACATTTCGGAAATTTCAATATTTCCCCAAAAGCGCGATTATGTTTTGCATGGGTTTTTATCACATCATGGGCGATCGTTTAATAGCGGACATTGTAGTTATTCATATTTGCATGGTGATACTTGGTATACCTTCGATGACAATAACGTATCAAATTACGTTAATTATGCAGATGCTTATATAATTTGTTATACTTAATTTATTATACTTAATTTATTATACTTAATTTATTATACTTAATTTGTTATACTTAAAATGATATAACAAAACACGCCGTTATAAACTGATACATGTAAATAATCCATTGCAATAAAAAAAACATTTGGCTATATAATTATATTATATAATAAATAATCCTGCGAATTTTTCAGGGTTATAAATTTTAGGGTTCAATCTTTCTGGATCATATTTATGAATCGCAAGTTTGGTATAATTTCCGTCTATACTATCTTTAATCTTTTCGCGCAAATCATCTGGAATGCTCATTTTTTTCTTACGAAATGCGGATTTAAATGCGGATACTTGCGCCGGGGTGCTTGATAGATATGAAGGATTTGAATAAACGCCGTCTTTTGAAGTTTTCCATATAGTTGTATTAATATCCGGCTTTCTGTCTTTCTTTGGCGCCGTTAAATCAATACGCTTAACAAAATCGTTATCGGATAACTTTGAATATTTCTTTTTAAACTCATCAATAATTTTAGTTTTCTGGCACTCTGATTTGGTTATACTAATCTCCGCGACAAATTGCTTTAACTCGGCAAGAATCACATTTATTTTTTGTATAACTGTGCCGTCTGCTTCAGTATGCTTATATGTTTCTAATTGTTCAATAGAATCGTTTGCTGTTAGAGGGTCCATTTTTATCGCATTAATATAAGCAATAACTGGATGATTGGACGGGTTATTTGTTTGGGGTTTTACATCTCCCGGAATCCCATGCGTTTTTTTTATAATTTTAAATTTTGATATAGGCGTCGTGGTCATATATAATAAAAATATTAGATATTAATAATTTTATTATAAACGAAAGACAATGGCCAATAAGTATTAATGCATTAATACAAAGCCATGCTTTTATTTTGATTAATTTAAGCGTAAATATTAGTATAAATATAATTAATAAGATCTGCATCAATTAGATTGAGAATCATAGCATCAATGTATGCTTCACTATTTTCGTCTTCGTTTTCGTCTTCGACTTCATCTCCATCTCCATCTCCAACTCCAACTTCGGCTTCGGCTTCTACTTCATTTTGGTTTTCATCTTCGCCTTCGTCTTTGTTTTCATCTATTATTATATGGTCAGTAGATAATTCGGCATTTTCAGCATCAATTCCATTTAATTTGTTATAAATAACCTTTGCCTCATCTTCGTCTGTTTTTTGATTTATTAGTATAAGTTCAATAGGGGTTTCTTGTAAAAAGATTACAAACTCTTCTGTTAAATATTTTCCGCACATAATATCATCTGTAATGTTATTGATTTCCATTAATAATATATATTAATAATATTAATAAATCAATTAATAAATGACAATATTAATTCTTAAGCAGAATGCGGTTCAACGACGTATTAAATTATCAGGAATTGATGTGGTTGTAGGTCATTTAATTATGCCAGGAAAATGCATCTTTTTTAAAAAAGAGATAACAATGACAGTATTATGTATCAATATAATACAAGATGATGTTGAAATAGCGCAATCATTATATTTTGCACTTCAAAATATATTTAATACTGCTAGCGAAGATGTGATGAAAATATGTTGGATATTAATTATGCCTCGTGATTGCCCTCATCTTTTAAAATCTAATAAAATGAAACAGATGCTTACTTGCATTTCAGAAACTAAACATCATGAGTTTAGACTTATAGAAACAAATTCTCAAGAAGAATTTCCGCAAGAATTAGTTGATTTTATTAAGGAATAATGCCAAATGTGCGATATTTCGCGGTTATAGCTTGAACATTTCCTCGATCTGCGAGTATCTCTTCAATAAATGTATCCAAGGAATAATTTTGAATCTGCAATTCGTCGACGTTAGGAGTTTCAATATCTTCTGTTGGATCTTCATTTATTACATCAGGAACATCAACTTCTGGCAATTCCGATGTGTCATTCTCGAGGATGACAGTCTCTGGCATTACATCATGGCCTAAATTGCTATCTTGGAAAACATCATGTTCTGAAATTCTTGGCGCAAGAGATTCATCGGGAAATGGCGCATGAAATTCATATAATTTATTTTCTACATCAATTATCTCTTCATCATATGGGAGATCAATATCTTGAAGTGTATCAATTTCTTTTGTAGACATTAAAACTTTATTACCTAAAACTTCTTCTTCTACTACATTCGACGGCGATGCGAGTATAGCCTGGTTATGTGCACGTGCTGCTATGAGTTCAGCCTGATCATGCTCAGGATCAAACTCGGCATAATCGTATAATGTTCCTGGAAAAATTACTTCGTGTGGCATTGGCTCGTTTGGGTCACGCGGCGGCGGAACATATACGACTCCTGTTGCAGCTGCAAGGGCGCGCGCCCTTTGTTCTTCGCGGGATCTACTCCCAACCGTCTCAATATGCGTATCCCTAGTATTAACCAAAGACTCAGAGAGACTTACATTCATGTCTTCAAGCGGATCAGAAGCAATTGTCGAATCGATGGCGCTAATGTCAGGTATGCTGTTTATTGTTGTTGCGCCATGTTCCGTATGTAGTTCTGCTTCTTTTGCATCTTCTTTTTCTTTTACTACCTTCGCAGCCGCATCAGCCTTTTCCTTTGCTTCCCTAATATCTTTCGCCTCTCTTTCTCTACGCAATTCCGTAGAACGTCTATTCCGTTCAACCGCGTCTATTTCGTTTTGCCTTGCTAATATTCTTGAATAAATTTCGTGCTTGTCTATAAACCCTTCAACGGAATTTATACTGCAAAAATCATATAGAAAAATTGCGACTTGCAAGTCATAAGTCGGCAACATTTTTGTATCAGTCAAACTCGCCAATTCAAGGAATAAGTAAGACTCTTTCTCAATAATGGCGCGAATTGGGTGCGAAACTATATTCAAATTATGTAAAATCATGTTATAAATAAATGCGGAATGCGTTTTTATCTCTTTTTTATCTTTTGCTATTGCATTAATGGCGTCATATCTTTCGTTAAAATGGTTGAAATAGTCAAATTTGGTTAACTTCTTTTTAAGGTAATAATGGTCAGATGATCTTGAATATTCTTCAAACGTAAGCAAATAACCAGAATATTTAAACAATTCACTCATATCTATCTGAACAATCTCGCCAAGTAGATCTAATGTAAGATCATCCCATGGAACACTATCTAATTGCAACAAAAAAAGTAGTCTCGCGACTGTTTTGTGATATTCTTTTAAATATATTTTGTTGTCTGCATAAAAGGAATAAATAGAATATAGGTATAACTCTTTGTCTTCAGGAGTCAGGCCATCCGGAACAGACAACCGCGTTGTTCCATGTTGAAATGTTTTTTTGAATACTTCTAACAAATCAGAAATATTTGTGCTCGGGCCATCTGCGGATATGGGGGCGGGTTCTGGGGTTGGCGTTGGGGCTGGCGTTGTTTTAGGCGATGAGGGTTCTGGTTTGGCTGGTGAGAGGGCTGGTATGGCTGGTGAGAGGGCTGGTATGGGAGCAGCTGGCGGAGCTACAACAGGATCTGCAGATGCACCTGCAGGTGCAGGTTCATCCATAATAAAATTTATTATGGATTTTATGTTATCTGTAAGCTCATCAATAATATCTTCAATAGTAGTATCTCTTATATCATCAATGTGTGCAGCAATAAACACTGATTTAGCAGAATATTTTGTGGCAATATTAGCTAAATCTTGAATATTTTTAGCTATTTTATCCGCATTTCCTTCTATAAGGGCATGACGTGTTTTTTTGGATTCAGTTATTGTAGATTTTATTATGGTATAATCATAATCATCATTAATCCCTACAATTTTTTTATCAGAACTGTAGCTTATATTTTCTAATATAGCTAGAATTTTGCTATATTTTTTTTTTGTTTCGGAATACGTCATATTATACTTTTATATATTAAATAGTTATTAATATAAATCTATATTTTATTACATTATTTTAAAAATATATAAAATAGAACTTTTGTATATTTTTAAAATAATATATTCCTAACTAAACACACTCGCCAATCTAATCTTAATTAATTGCTTATATTATATAACATATTAAAATATAAGCAATTAACATAATTATAACTTTTTATTTATACCTAATAAATATATTACACCAACCCCTCAAAATCCGCAAATAATACCTTACCAAAAGCGTCATCAACCCCAGAAAATTTATGTGCAACATAAATGCTTATAAAATTAAATATGACTTTGCTTGGATCATGTTTGTTAATTAGTTTCATAATTTCCTTTAATTTGTTATCAACAGATATGTCAGTAATAGTTGTAACCCTCGCATCATCAAACACAATAGGACTGCCAATCTTGCTAACTTTAGTGAAAATCCGATCCCTTGCCATTTTGTAATCCTCAATCAAATCTGCATATCGTTCATTAAACCCCGCTTTTTTGTTTCCCGAAGACATCCATTTTATCCCTTGCAATATTTTAGCATTATCAGATTCTCGCGAATAACTCGTGTATAACCGCATAATTATCGCGGCATGATCAGGAACTGTCGGAGTCTGCAACATTTCTGGAATCATGGCAATTAGATCATCTTCGTAGGGGAATATAGTTGTCATAATTATAATGTAATTGATTATATAATAATATATTATTATATAATTATGAGTTATTACATCCCGGCAATCCATATCTCGAAAAATATAATTGACCATAATGTCTCATATGAACAATTAATGAACATTATGAACAATTCGAGTATTATATCAAAACAAGAAGTGCAGTATTGGCACACCAATGACAACCGAATATTAAGAATAAATTTAACAATGCATACCAAAGAATACTATTCAGAAATATTACATTATTCGCGCCATCTAACTAATGGCTACATTATTACTCCTACGATTAAGCCTAAATCGATATTTAGGCTTAATGGAAAGATTATCAGAAAAACAATACAAACCGAAATAGAATGTATGAACGGGGAAACTCGTATAACTTGCATAATAGTAGAACCTGAACATAGTTATATCTATAAAATATATTCCGAATGTCCCGACATAATTTCCAGAATTATTAATCAGAATAATTCCGCCCTATTAAGTCCATAATATCCGCATCAATTTTTACTAAATTGTTTTCATGTAAATATTTAAAACCATAATAACTTCCTGCAAACATACCATATAACCCATTTGACATTTGATTTGTTTTAACATCAACAACCCCGTCGGTTATAAAAAACATATGTAATGCTTGACGAATTGTTTCACCTATTTCAATAGAAGAGTTGCAATGAACGGGAATATCTAATATTTCATTAATAAAACCGCGCCCGTTTGCAAATTTTTGCAAACCTTTCTTTTGAACACCATCAAAAATTAATTTGCAAAAATCGGTTATAAAAATAATGTAATACATTGTCATTGGTGCGCCATGCGTCAGTGAAACAATGACATCTGCATTTGCTAAATTCGTAAATCTTTGCAATAACGGAGGGATTATACCACGAAATATAACATCCGCTGACATGTCCATATTAGTTGATGGCACAACTTCGCCAGATATTTTAAATTTGCGCAGTGCAATTGCAAGACTTGGTTTTACTGTATTATGCGAAACGGCAGACGAATACAAATATTTATTTTTTTCTTCATAACACCGCTCTATTTCTTGCATTATGGACAAAGGAGACACTTCCTGACGCGTAAAACAATCCATTATTGCAAGAAATATTGCCACATTATCTGAATATCCGCGCTTCTTTGTATTTATTGAACTATCGCAATAAATAAAGCCGGCAATAAATCCATAAAATTTATCTTTCATTATTTAAATAAATAACTTTAGTATTAAATTATGTAATTGGTGCAGTTAGTATAGAATTATGGCCCTGACGCTCTATTTCCATTACGTTTACCGGATAAGTAGGGGAATATAACGGCCTTGGATCCGATTTTGGGCATTCATGTCTATATTTATATAAGCATTCCGCTAATTTCTTTGTGTCATTATTTTGTCCTGAACCATCTGCCATTTTCTTTTCTATATCTTCTATTATTACTTTATCATTCTGCAACTCTTCTCTTGCGCGTTTTAACTCATTAGATAATGTCCATATCATAATGTCGTTTTCCGCAATCTTTAATTGGCTTTCGTTTAGTTTTCGACCAAGGACTTTAATTTCTTCTTTGGTATAATTAAACACCGGCTTATTATTTGTTGCGTTTGATTTCATTAATGTTTGACCTTGCATTACGGTGCCCATTTTTTGCGCCTGTGATATATCGTTGGTTTGAGTTTGAGTTTGCATCGGCGCGGTGTTGTTTAACTGATTAGATAATTCTGCAACATTAGCAATATGATCTTGTTGCAAACCGGTTGCATATTTAAGTCGGGCATTTTTCTCATTGATAGTATTAATATTTTTGTTAAATAAATCTAATAGTTTATTTAGTTTTATACTATCTGATTTTTGTAATGTGTCTTGGCGTAGAAGTCTTTTATTAATTATTTGCAACTGGTCGGTTATACCACTTTGACCAATCAAAACATCATTACTTTGCACTATTGTCGCGGGAGTTTGCGAAACATTCGCAATGTTCTGCGCGCCAGTCGCATTATTTTGCGCCATAGTCGCATTATTTTGCGCATTGTTTTGCGCCATAGTCGCATTATTTTGCGCAACAGTCGCATTATTTTGTGTGTTGTTTTGCGCAACAGTCGCATTATTTTGCGCATTATTTTGCGCATTGTTTTGCGCCATAGTCGCATTATTTTGCGCAACAGTCGCATTATTTTGCGCATTGTTTTGCGCAACAGTCGTATTGTTTTGCGCCATAGTCGTATTGTTTTGTGCAACATTCGCGCTAATTTGCGCAATTGTCGCATTAGTTTGCGCCATTGTCGCATTAGTTTGTGCAGGGTTAGCGCTTAAGTCATTCAAGAAACAGTTAGTTATATTAGGATTATCTACAGTAATAAATTTCCATGCTTCTAATGCAGAATCTTTATCATCATAATTCTGCACGATAGAGTTGCCGGTATTAGTGTTAAGTTCCAAAACATATTTGCCACCATTATATCTTAAATTTGCCGACGATAAATCACAAGAGTTAAAATCAAAACTTGCTTCCAATGAACACGAAAGCAATGATAAATCCTGTTGAATCGCAAATTTCCACGCTTCGATTGCGTCGTCTTTACTTTGAAACGTCTTCAAAGAGTTGTCGTTATAACTAAGAACATATTTTCCGGAAGCATAACTTATTTTAGGGCATATTGCGCCGGTAAAATGGTCTCTTTTTTTAAAACGAACAAGAAGAAATATGCTTGTAACTGCAACCGCACATACAAAAATCAACAAGATTGCGCAATCTTGATGATGCATTATATTATAATAATAATTATTATATTTATTATAATATAATTATTACTTCATTAAATAAGAAAAAAATCCCATAATTATTAAAAAGGCTAGTATAAAAAACGAAATTATTCTTAATATTGTTTCATCATGTTTAGTAGGGTTACCAATAATGAAATAAATAAACAAAAAAATAGTTGTGCCAATTATACCCCATAAATATCCATTAGAGGAATCTTTTGATAATAGCATACTTGCAGGTATACTTGCCCAAATATATGCAAATAACACGATTATGGTCCAATTATTAGGAATTATATAACAGGTTCTCATATATTATAACTGAAATATAATTATTATATATTATAAATAAGAACATCAACATGACTGATATGCCTATACCGTCAAAGATACAAATGGTAACCATGACCGTAGGTTATAACCTTGGAAAGTTTATAAACTTGAAAGTATTACACGGTATTATACTCGACCAATATATTGTAGGTATCAAATGCGACAATAAAATCCGTGGCAACATCAAAATAAAACTCAATAAAAACATGGCGCGAAATAATGCAAAGTCAAAAGACTTTAAAAACCAATGCACACTTATAATCGCATGTAAATGGCGGATTGATGATGTTCATGATGGAATTAAACTAATCAATGCAAAGTTGTTTAATAATGGCAAAATTATTTTTACAGGATGCACTGATATAGAACAAATTAAATTTGCGCTTAGCATAATAACCGAAAGATTGTATTGTTTACAAACAATATGTGATTATAATAACGACATTAAGACGCATAAGTTTAACTCTGCATTAATATCTGATGTAATAAAGAAAGAAGTCATATTTAATAAAGAATACATTAAAATCATCCTTGAGTTTATGATTTTAAACAATGAAATCATTGAAACTAAAATAAATGAACTATGTAATGCAGATAATTACGATATTTACAAAAAGATTTATACCCGCTTATATGCGATCAAAGCATACTATCCGATAGAAGCAATAAAAGATATAGACATATTGCCTGAATATATATATAAAATTTTATTGAATAAATTAGGCAATATGTTTCCATCGTATATAGGAAATGAAGAAATTATAACAATAAACCATGCCAATATTAATATACTAAATATTAATAGTCGTATGAGTTGCGGGTTTTCAATAAAGAAAAATGTCATATATGAATTGCTCAAAGAAGATCCTTGCATTAAAAATATTTATTATGATGAGAATATTTATCCGGGAATAAAAGCGCAATTTCAATCTTCGTCTGAAACGCAAAAGAAGATGGAAATCATTTTTTTTAATAGCGGAAAAATAAATATAACCTCAACGCAAACATTTGCACAAATCGACGAGATTTATGAGTTTATAGTGTCATTTTGTCGGAAACATTACAAATTAATTTGTATAGAACGCGATGACATCGTAAAATTAAACAAACATATAGCAAGTCTACCGAATCAATACATAATTAATTCCGGTGATGATATATATGTTTTGTTAAAGAAAACACATATACAATCAAATCCTCGCAATACATATATTATAGATAACTACATAAATAAAAAAGCCGTTATTTAAACGAATACGAATTGCTTTTATTGTTGCATTTATTTTCCCATAATTTGCAAATATATTCGATGCCAGTATAATCAACAGATGAAACTTGTGCTTTGGTGCTCGTTTTTAACTCCCCAAGAGAATAAGTTATTGGAACTACAGGATACTTAAAAATATGAAAATCAGTATGCAAATTAAAATTATCGCGAAAAGCAATAATATCTAATGGTCCGCCAAAGGTATTTAATGCTAAACGCGGTGGCGCCGGTTTTATTTTTTTTAAAAAGGTGGTATTGCATTCAAGACTACATAACAATTCTAACAACTGAATCTTGTTTGATTTATCGTCAGAATGCACATAATCAATGCTTATATTAATCCCGGCCAAATCATCGGCACTTTGGGGATTTATATAAGAATACGCGCAGTTATAACTACAAAAATTACCCGCAAGTTCAAAGCATATGTTATTATTTTCTATAATAATCTTTTCCGGAATGCCTACCGGTGTTTCTGTAAAAGGATGACAACAATACCAACAACAATAACTTGTAGATTTTGGCCATGTGCCGGCGCAAACATCAATACCTACGCATGGAGTCGCACCAATATCTTCTTTATCTGTCTTGTTTCCTGAATGAAAATCGGCCATTATTTTGTGTATAACATAATTAACTCCAGTGTTAATAAGTAAATTGTTAATATTTTCATAACTATTATTTTTTGGAGTATTTTTATCAAATGAAACAGATGGTGTCTTTGCGATTTTTAATATATGCGATTGTCTTTTTCCTTCATCTTGTTCTTCTTCTCTTGTTTGTTCGCGCGATTGTCCTGGTCCTTGTCCTTGTTCCCTTGCATGTTCCCTTGCATGTTCCCTTGCATTTAAATTGTCAATATTATAATCTATTATAATATTAGGCTGATCAAACATATTAACCTGGTTATAATAAGATGATTGCGATAAAATACCATCGCTATTATAACCAAGCACTTTTTGCGGATTTACGGCAAACGATGCGCCACCCATTTTAATGTTTTTTTCTATTAGTTCTATTTTTTCCTTAGAAATTTTCAAGTGAAGTATAATATTGTTTAATATTTTAGCATCATTTTTTGAATCATGCGGTTCGGGTTTTTTTATACGAGAGGTTGAATTTGAGTTTACGTTCAAAACAAAAGATTTCATTTCTTCCCGCGCACACGGAGATTTATTTTTAGATTTAGTTTTTTTTGATAGTTCGGTGTCTAAATCTGCATAATTACATTTTACCAAAGCCGGGTTAATACCAACATTAATACGCCCATTATTTTGATTCATATCGTATGAATAAATATCGGCATAATTAACCTTAATTTCCTTTTTAGGTGGCCTGCCTCTCTTTTTAACTTCGGCCATTATAATATGCTATATTATATCTATATTTTTAAATCGGAATGTAATGACATATTACATTTCGCCATATTTTGATCATGATATAATCCCTAAATTGTTTTTAATCGGAATAAAGTATTCAGTGTCAAAAGGCGACAGAAACCATCGGGCGTTTTTATACTTAATTATGTCTAAAATCTTCAAAGCAATTGCTATTTGGTCGCATTCAGACAATGTTTTTATACTTTTAAAAAGGGTTTCGTTTATTACTTCATTTTTATATTCGATAGTGGCATTAATATCAGAAAACATTAATTTTAACTTAATTAACATCGCCTTTGCCGCAGTAGTCGCATTTTGCAAACAATTAAGCCCTATTTTATAAGACTTTTTAGAAGGTTTGCCGTAATGTGTGGTGACCTGTTGCTCATTGCTTTTGTCATTTATTTTAAATTTCATGTCTAACATGTTATCGTCAGATTGCATATATGAAGCCATGCGCTCCAATGTTTCAGTTGTGCGGTTATAACTATTTGTTGTATAACTGTTTATAACCTTGCTTCGAGGATTTTTTGAGTTAGACTCTGCAATAAAGCCGTAAATGGTATATACCGGCAACAACCTTTTGCGATGATATGCTTGCAATATTTCATCGTTGTCTTCAAGATATATTTTAACCCATTTAATCCCGCCTTTAGTTTCGTCAAATTTATAAACTTGCACCGGATTCATAAAGGAATAAATTGCACCCAAATGAACCATAATTAGGTTGAGCGCCAAATAGTATTCTATAAGCAATTTGCATAGCACGGTTATATTATTCGAAGTATTAGTATTACTATATTTATCGATTATAACCTTTTTAAAGAAAAACTCTTGTGTCGGTATCGTATTAAAATCTAAGTAATACCTTATCTTAGCGGTTTGAACAAGTTCTGATATAAGGCTGTTTTTTGAATACTTGGTTTCTAATATATTTATGCAATGTTCATACATCTTGTCGATATTTGCATCATTAACCATTTGTGATTTTTTACTTAATACATTTTTGGCGAAAGCATTACTTGTTGATAAGTATTCTGGTTTATACATGACCGGCGTTGATTTATAAAACAACGGCAAATCAGTTTGACCGGCAAATATATTGGGTTGAAAAATGTAGTATCCGTTAATGTATATTATTACTCCAGGCCTATTATATTTATCGCGTATTTCTTTAGACGGAATAATAGGCGGATTGCCAACCAGTTGATCTAATGCAGACCGAATAAATTCCTTATCTATCAGACTATCTTTTTTGAGAACTAAACTAATAATGTCAATTTCTTGTAAAGCAATATTATGTTGAAATAGTTGCGCAATGTATTGCAAAGCCTTGTTTATTTGAGGTTGCGCAAAATGAATGTTATACGTGCTTATATCTTGTTCAACAATTGGAACTGAATACGTGCATATGTTTTTAACCAATGACGCACCTTTATTAACTAAAATATCGCATAATTCTTGTATGCCAATAAATAATTTCGGCAAAGATAGATGCTCATATATTTTTATTATTTGAGGCAAATTGCGCTCTGATAAGTATGATTGCCATTTTGCAGAGTTAAACGCAATAGGACATTTAATTTTATTATCTATTAAATCAAGCCATATTTCATAATATTTAACGGGGTTGTCTATGAATCCAACACATTGATATCTACATGGGCCAAATTCGCATTCACGCGAATAATCTATATCTAAATGTTCGTTATAGTTTACATTTTTGTTTAATTCGCAATCTACCGCGACTGTTTTTAGAATACGTTCAACCTTTTTAACTTGCACATCCTTTAATGCGGTCATTTTATAAATTAGTTCATCAGTTGTTTCTGTAAGCAAATGGCGCATTGTAATTCCCATGTTATAATCAGAAACATTTAACTTATTTATTGCGGGAGTTATACTAAGTTCGGCATCAAAATCTTTGCATTTTTTTAATACAGGATGATTATGATTGAGTATAATGTCATAAATAGGAATTTTCGACGGTTGCAAAATTACATCTGGTGGGCCCGAGGTATACTTATAAACACAAACAGTTCTGTTTTCTGGTTCTAAATCGATATGAGAACAATACCGAATGCCACGCCCTATAATTTGATATATTTTGGTATTGTTATACCAAGGCGAAATAATATGTATTTGACGTATCCATTTCAAATCAATGCCTTCGTTTGTTACCTTCGTGCCTATTAATACCTTAACCAAATGGCCTTGTTTGTTTTTAATGTTAGTCATGTTTTCAATATCAGACGCATTTTTAATTTTGCCGGTTTTAATAATATATGTTGCTTGTTTAAATTGATGGATCACCTTTTTGTTTTTAATACATTCTGGATACAACAACCCGCATATAGCGCATCTAAAATTATTAGGCGGGGATTTAAACGAAAATAAATGACTTGTTTTTATAACTGATAAATTAGCAGGTAAACCATTTTTATCGTATACAATCTTGTCGGAATACTTAATAAACCCATTAGATTCTAATGCTAATGCGAGTAATACAGCCCCGCCTTCTTCGTTTTCGTTTGAACAGAAACAGACGCCTTCTACACTATTAATGTTTTCAATTACTTTCGCGAATTTTGTGGAAAACATACTTAAATTGTAATCAGGTTTAATGTTGTTTTCCAACATCAAAAAATTGCCGTATAAATCATAAATGTTTCTTTTATACTCATAGACAATTTCGCGTTTCGGTTTTATGTTTCCATCTTCATCTACAACATCATACTTAAATATCTTCTGATTGAAGCAATTTTTAAAGCCTTCGTTTCCATATAGTTTATGTATGTTTTGTTCTAATGGGAATGTAGAGTTATAAATAATCTCAATAATATCGTGTTCATATGGAAACGCAAATGACAATAACTGTTTGCTATTGGTATAAATAGCATCCGCTATTTTCTTAGATTCAATCATTTCTTTTAGTTTAATCAAAATTTTAAACTGATATATGCTCATAGGTGCGCGATATAAATCGAACATGTATTTATACTTTTTGTTTTCATCTACAAATATAGAATAATCAGGTGTGCCTTTGTTATTTATATCATAATAAAACATTGGGTTAGGTTGATATAATTCGTTATGTGGAGGGCTTATGTATCGCGGAAATGAAACGGGGTCGTTTCCGCGAACATATGAAATGTAGCCCTTTGCCAAAGAGGTTAGGTATTCATAGTTTATAGTGTTTTCAGTAGGGTTTAACTTCTTTCTATCTACTATAACCCCATCGTTTAAGTTTAACAATTCTAATAAATCAGCCAATTCGGTATAATTATCCTTCATTGGCGTTGCAGATAGCAAAATTATTTTTAAATTTCTACCTATTTTCCTACATTCGCGCACTAAATCAAGAAGCACACTTAATATTGAACGGTCAGATATTTCATTCTTTTTTTTCTTTATTATATCTAACTCATTATCGTAAATATCAGAAAGATCTTCGTCGTCATCTTCGTCGTCGGCTTCATCTTCGCCTTCGCCTTTACCTTTGCCTTCGCCTTCGCTTATATCTTCATTTACATCATCGTGATCATGGCCTTGGCCTTCATCCTCGTTAGTTTTATTCTTTTTTTCCATTTTCATACTCTTACCTTTGCCAGTTATATTATGTGCTTCATCAATAACAATTATACTATCCGCAAATTTTTCGGCGATTGCCTTCATTGACATACCTTGCCTACGTTTTAATTTTATGTCAATGTAGTTAGCAAACTCCATTGTTCCGAAGAATTCATAATGTTTTTTAATATTCGCTCTAATCTTCTTCATGCGGTATTCCTCATCCGGAATTATATTCGATGATATATGATACGTATTACCTACACACTGATAACTACCCGGCGGGCTATGTAGTGCAATTTCGCGATTTGCCTTCTTTTTAGAGTATAACTCGTTCATAAAATTGCGTTGAATACTTTCAGGTGCAATAATATATGTTTTTTTGTTCATCTTGCTAATGTGCGGTTTTAACCCTTCTGTTATACTCATTGCCGCGCATGTTTTACCGACTCCTGTGCCATAAAAAAGAAGTATTCCGTTATACGGTGTTTCTGGTGAAATAAAATTCCGCGCAAATTCTTGGTGTTTTTCTAATTTAAACTCAGTGGGATTGCAAACTTCCTCTGGATCGCGATTAATAAAACGGTTTTCAAACCGTGTTTTAAAAAACTCTTTTTTGGCAAAATTTTCTTGATAAAAATGTTTAGATGTTATCAAAGGATAAGATTTAAATGCCATATAACATATATTAATTAATTTATTATTAAGATATAAATATTTATGCCTTAATAAAAATGCTGATTAAATAAGCCATATTTATCTCGATATCGCCGCCATTTTTAACACGGTATTCTATCTTTGCAAGGTTATTTAACAAAAAAGGTGCATTTGAAATTTTGACTAGTATAACCGCATTAAACACGTATGAAACGAATTGCAAAAAATCTAAACCATTGGTTTTAAGTTCAGTTATGAACAATGTCCAGTTTTCTTCAAATGTTCCTGTTATCAAATTATGGTATAACCTATCATAACATTCTATATTAATACCTAAAAATTTTTTCATTTTATCATCATCAATTAGTTCTGATTCATATAATCCACTAATCGCTTGCAATAAATTAATTAATTGACGCAAGTCTTTATTTGATGATGCAAGTGTCATTATTGCCTCATCATTAATATTTATGCTTTCTAATTCGGTTATACTTTTTAATTTACTAAAAATTAATTCCGGGCTCGGTCGCGCAAAATTAAATGCAAGACACCGCGATTTTAATGCAGGAATTATTTTTTCGATATTATTGCATATAAGACAAAACCGATTATAACGCGAATAATCGTCAATAATTCCGCGCAACGCGCCTTGTGCGTCTACACTCATGGCGTCTATCTCATCTAAAATAACAAGTTTTATTTTTTTAGATTTTAGTTTGACATAGTCTTTAACCTCTGTCCTAATAACATCAATACCTTTATCGCTCGAGGCATTAATCTCTTTTATATACGACTTATAATCATCATCTCCGTATAAACATCGAGCAATGGCAAGAATCATTGATGTTTTTCCTGTTCCGGGCTCGCCATAAAACAACATATTTATGAATGATTTTTTCTCAATTAAGTTTTGTATAACCATTATATGAGAATCATGGTTTATAATATCGCATAAGTTCTTGGCGCGGTATTTCTCGATCCATGGAATGTTATGCGTCATAATTGATAATTATATTATGTTATAATAATTTTCAATTATGAAATTCATGAATTATTTGAATAATGTAATAAGTTTATCCGTAGTCTTGGATATTCCGTTATTTAATTTTTTTTTGAACATATCTAAACCATCATCTTCATCATCATCATCGCTTTGACTGTCGGTTTCTTCATCGTCTGACTCATCGGATGAAGACGAAGAAGACCCCGACGAAGATGAAGATGAAGATGAAGATGAAGATGTAGATGAAGATGTAGATGAAGATGTAGATCCAGTTCCAGTCGAAGACGTAGATCCAGTTTCAGCCGAAGACCCCAATCCAGTTCCAGTCGAAGTCGAAGACCCCGATCCAGTCGAAGCAGTTTCGTTTGTAGACGCAGTTTCAGCGTCATTTACTTCATTCTGTTTAGCGTTTTCAGTTTGGGTAGAAGCATTACCACCTACCATATTCCACCCTATACCAAAACCGCTTCCTTGGCGGATTCCAGACGCTAAAACAGTGCTATGCCTGTCTAATATCGCAAATGCGGCGGCAGCAGTCAAACCAATAACAATTATTTCTTTATATCCTGCTTTTTGCCTACCAAGTATAAAATAAGCAGATATTGCGACAGCAAAGCCTTCAAGAAGGAACTTATATAATTTTTTATAGTCAAACATTATAATATATAATATTATATATATATTTTATTATATGAATGATAAACCATTAACAAAAATATTTGATTTATATAAAAATAACCAGTTGGCATACATTAATGTATTGGCAGAAGAGCAAAATTTACGCACATTACAAAAAACAGACATTATATCCAAACATTACGTATGTTTAGATGAATTAACAAAGGGAACTAACTTTATGTTAAAAGTAAATGATACTAAAGATAAAGTATGCATTAATGCATTACCAAATAAGACGTTATCGGGAAATACAGATTTGGATAATTATTTGGTATACATAAATATATTAAATAAAGATATTAACCCAGGCGATACTTTCAAATTTCAACCTAGCCCAAATAAATATGATGTAATGCGATCGGTATGCAGTCGCCAAGTGCATCCTTTGTCATTCAATAAACAATATGCACGATTATATCACAAAAATTATTTGGCAGAGTTTATAGAATTATATCATAAACTCGATACTTATGATTTTTTAATGGCAATGAGGCGTTGTTGGATGAAAAACGCCCATGAAACAAAGTATTCTATTAATATAAAATCAATCTTTGGGTCAAAGAGGTCAATAATTAAACGTAAAGATACTGGCCAATTATTAAAATTAAATTGCACCTTAACGCATAATGCGGGCATGACAATTCCAACAATTCAGACAATTCCAACAATCCCAGAGTTATTTCCATATTTAAATAATACAAAAGCGGATATAGAAGATAAATATCATGGGGGAATTTATAATAATAAAGTTAAATATTTGATATTTATCGATTATACTAATGTTATAGATGAGGCCCAAATTAAGTTAGATATAAAGTATGCCGGTTATTCTTATATAGATGAAATTGAGTATCCTTATAGTATAACATCTGATACATTAATGTTTGCAACATTACCCTTAAACATAACAGAAAAACCTATAAAAAATATTTTTAGTATTCCTAATACGGTATACCTTATTACCGATTTTATTACTATAAAATATTTTTCGCATAGTGCTAAAAATAGAACACATATTAATTCTACGCTAAGGTTCGAATACCTATTATGTGATGATATAATATTGGCGCCAGAATCACAAAAATATATAAAAAAAGTTTTTAATAATAGTGTTATTGACTACCTGCGTTATAAAAACGGCATACTAAAAAGTTATAAAAAAATTATTAAAACTGAAGATTATAATGAAAATGACTACTTGCTTATAAAACGCGCACAGATAGCGAAAACCGATGATGAGTTTATTGAATTTGCCAAGCAAACAAAAGATAGACCAGTAACAAAATGCGAATTATGTAATACTCGAAGCATGGATGCATGGCGCAATTGCGAAATATGTGGATTGCCAAAGCGGTCTTTATGTTATACTTTATTATCTTCTCAAATTATTAATGAAAATAATGGTGATTATAATTATACCCTATTAAAAAAATATAACATATTAGAAAATATCGAAAAATATTTGATTAATGATGAAGCGTTGAACTTGCCAAAAAACAATGAAGTTGATAATAAATATAAAAACGAATGGGATATTTATCGCGAATGGTTGGATTTATTAGATGATGAATTTAAGAAAATAATTAAAGACCAAAACGAAGATATGATTAATGCATTAAATAATGCAACCAAATTAGAGCATGTTCATAACGACATTGCAAAACTTGATGAAGTTTTAGTTAAATATTTGCAATCAAAAAAAGGCGTCGCAGTTATGCCTTATATACGAAATATTATACTAAATAAAATAAACGAAGCAGATGCGAACAAAGAAGCAAAAACGAAAGCCAAATATGAGAAATATTTAAAAGATATTGGCAAACCCGAAACAATAAAACAAATTCTATCCGAAGAAGAAAGCAGAACCGAAGAAGATATATCAGAAATTGATCCAAACGACGACACCATCGACAATGTTGATTATTACCTAATAATAAAAAATTATCGCAGTCATAATCCATCGTATGATGAAAAATTAAGAAAAGCCCTTTTACATATCTATTATTACTTATATTCAGAGAATAATTTTGACCAAATAAAGGCATACATGTTAGATATAACAAAATACGAACCAAATAAAATTAGAACCATGGACAAATTGATCAAAGAGGCCAATAAAAAAGAAACTGATAAAATAACAGAAAATAATATTAGTTTTATTTATTCGGCGACGATAAAACTAATCGCATTGTTATTATGTTATTTGTTAATAACAACAGATGGCGCGAACATATGGGATAAAGTTGCAATTATTAGCATAATAATCGGCGCATTGTTTTATATAAGCAGAGGTAAACTACATAAAAAAATCCCGAAGGGAGTTATGATCGGATTAAATTGGTTAGTTCCTATTGCGGTTATTATATTAATCATAATAATTAAAATAAAAGACCATAGTAATTTAGGGATACTGATAGTAGGAATTGTTATTATACTAGTATACTTGATTAAATTAGTTATAAATAGAGAAGAAGGAGTTATAGAAGGCGTTGCGCTTTTAGTAGTATGGATTTGTTATGCAGGACTATCTACAACTAAAATTCCCTATTTAGCGATATTATTAGTAATATATTTTATTGGACTAAAAATTAGTATAAACACTAAATATCCGCTTAAATATTTCATAGCAGTGATAATATTAATATTAGGTTTATCTCAATTAGGTGCTTTGTCTGACCCGTCCTCTTCTGAGAATGCGGTTAATACTATGATTCTATTATCATTAATTGCGATTTTTTATACAATAATATCTAAAAAGACTATGTTTGTTAAAACACCATTTTCGAGAAAATTCATTAAACCGATATTATTTGGCACAATGGGAGTCGTAGCATTTGGTGCGTTTGGTGCGATGGGCGCATTCAAATCCTCATCAAGTTATCCTTATGCAATAGGATTGCCACTATTATCTGCGCCTATTTCATTAGCGTTTTCATCTAAGATGCGCGCCCTTTGGGATTACATAAATATAAATATAAATATAACAAAAGAACAAGATATAGAATTAGCCCAAAAGATGCATTGTATAGAATACCTTTTGGAATTGTTTCGTATTGCAGGGCCACATGATACTAAAGATCAATACGTTGATATTCCAGAGGTGCAAAATATATTAGAACCAATAGAAGACGATATCATAAATAATGAAAATATAATGTATGATATTAAGATAAATAAGACAGACACTGATGCCATATGTAAGTATAACAATATTGCCAAGTTAAGCAAAAAATTCAATAATGAAATGAATGTGCAAGTAATAATGAAAAAAATATATCAGTCAAAAACAAAAGCAGAATACATTTTATTCGCCCAAGAACTTATTCCTGAATCTATACTAACCCGCGAATTAACAATAGCAAAAACATTATATTAAATGTTATTATATTGTGGTATAATGGCATATGAAGATTTAAACAAATACCTGTTTTTTTTTAAAAAAATATGTATAACAAACAAAAAAGACATTTTGAATTTGGAGATTATGCCAGGATCTATAAGATTGGATTATACTAGTGCAAATGATGCCATTACAAGAAACAAAAAATGGCCATTATTCGGAGATATTATAATATGTAAAAAAAACTATTTTGAATATAATGGACAGCAATTTTCTAAACAAAAATTAGATATAATTAGAGAACAAAACGAAACCGCATTTTCTATTGCGTTAATTGCTAAATTTTGCGATGGGGAAGCAGAATGTGTTCAATGTCATACGAAATATGTATCCCTTATATGCGAAACTTGCGGGTTGCATTATGAATCACGTAATAGCGCAGTTATATCCGCGATATTTAATGATTGGCCTTATCAGTATGATTATGAATACTCAGACGAGACAAAAAATATGCTTAGTCAAGATATAAAGGACGAACATGAATGGCTAACATATTATAACCTTTTATATATAAACACCGCGCCCATTTCCGAAATAATCAAAAAATATGCACATGGGATAAACAACAAATTATCAAATATAAATCTTTTAACATTAAACTCGTTAAAAGATGATATAAAGGGCGAACATTCTGACTTTGTTATTAATGCAATACAGAAGGATACTGATTTAACAAACTTAAAATATTTGTTATATATAACCGCATTTATATCTTTTATGTTTGATGTGCGGATATCATGGGATGCCGACGCAAATTATGTTATATCGGTTCTTAAAAAATGCGTAATTCCAATCATGCTTATGATTGTCGGCATAATATTATTAAACAAAAAGCGTCTTGATAAAAAAGGAGTTGTTGCAATAATACTGATATCCTTTGTAATATATAACTTTTTTTTGTTGGACGAAATGTCGTCGTGGATGAGAATTATAATTGTCCTATGTATGTTTGCGTCAATTCCTTTGTTTTTACTTTTAGCCAAAAATCATGGTAGTCAAAAAAAGAAGAGTATGAAAACATTTAACACGGTTTTTACGTGGTTTATTGTGATAATGATATTTCTTGTCATAGTAGGTATACTAATTATTGTAATCCCAAAAGTATGGAACTCAAATTATGAAGAGCCTACAACAATCTCGCCTATTTCATGGATAAACATATTAATCGGATTACTACTGTCTGGGATTATAATACTGAAATTATTTACTTTTTGGCGCAAGCATGTAGACTATTTAAATGCAAGAAATAGAGTAAACTTATATTGGAAATATTTAATACCTAAACAAAAGAAATCAGCATTTGTAGGGTTATTATTGCTTTTTGTTCCTTCATTACTTGCATCATCTTTAAGTGATAGTGCAAAGGGCATAACGTTTGCACTAAGTATTCTATTTACAGGTATGATTTTGCCGAGTTATACCATGACAAATTACGAAAACAACGTTAAATCTTCGCCACCAGAAATTCTTAAGGCAACAGATATGACTGAATTAAAAACTAATGAAAATATTTATCGTGCAAACACATTCATGAATGATATTATAACCAATGCTAAAGAAAAATCGTATAAAAATAAAACATCACAGGTTATATCAATGCCGAAGGATACTGATATTAATTTAGACATTAACGAAAATAAGCATAACACGATTCCCCGATTTTCCCGAAATAATATTTTATGGCCTACACGCGTTGTTTCTAATATAGAAATCCCGGGCGATGATAGTGTTATACAAAATACATTAATCATGGATCATCCTGAACTTATCAACATGCCAATAGAAATAAATACGACAACTTCCGAAATAGATCCCCAAGAAGATATAATTTTGCCAGAAGGTTCTATACTTTCAGACCAAAGCGAAGCATCATTGCAAGGCACGGATGTTCCTGATATTATATCAAATTTAACCCATAGGCGAGAAAAAGATATTCGTGAATTACGTGTGGAAAAATATCCTAAGTCAAGCAGAATGCTTAATTATCTGTTTGGTAATAGAGGCCGTTTTATTTAATACTTGGTCATAATGTCTTAACAAACAAAGACTCGGGAATGCAAACACCTCGTATTAAAATATTTCTATAATCAACAATTACTTTATACGCATCTAACCTTAAGCCTAAGTCTAAGCCTAAGTCTAAGTCTAGGCCCTCAATAATAGAAAGACATTTTTCAAGTATACCCACCATTTTTAAAACATTTTTAACAAAAGTTCCTTCGCAAAAATTATCACTCATCTTTGCACGCAGTTCTTTAAAAGTAATTGCAGGGCATTCATGCGCCCATAAAAATATAAGATAACAAAACATTGAATCAGGCCATATTATTGCATCATGGCCATCAATATATATTTCTTGCACAATTATTTTAATTTTGTTTATGCGCGATTCTATTATATTTGAGATAAATATATCGCATGATTGATCTTCTATTAAAATCGCTAATACTGCGCAAATTTCCGGGAACTCTAATTCGTATAATACATTTTGATAAATTATTTCTGTTAAGATTATAATATCACAGCAATCAGCGATGCTTTGGGCATGCCGGCCTTTTTCAGTCAAAGAGCCATTTAAAGTATAACCATGTTTCTTAAGAAAGGCGTTTATGGTATACTTTACATCATGTTCTTCAATGTATTTTTTTGGTATAACAGACCTTTTTGTTCTGTTTATCCATTCGGCAATCGGATCAAATCCTAACTTCCTTATTTTTATATCTACATTTTTCTTTTTATTACCGCGAAGATTTGCATAATTTTCGGGAAAAATACTTATATCATGGCATTCTTCATTGTGATTCATTGCTTCATTGTGATTCATTGCGTCTTGGCGAAGCATTGCGTCTTGGCGAAGCATTGCGTCTTGTCCTGCTTTTTCTGTTTGACTTATTTCGTTTAGAACCCGAAGTATATTTATTTTCTCCTTTGGTGCAATTGGCACTTGCGCCCCCGTCAATATTTCATATATGCTATCATAATTATTATCAAACGGCAAAATAATAACATTTCCTTTTGTGTCAATTCCCCGACGACCTGCGCGACCACTCATTTGCATGTATTCAGATGGAAACAATGCCCGCCCTATTTTATGTAATGATGTAAAAATGACCGTTTTAGCCGGCATATTAATGCCTACAGCAAAGGTTTCGGTAACAAACAATACCTTAATAAGCCCACGAGAAAATAATGTTTCAACTATTTCTTTTAAAATAGGTAGTATTCCCGCATGATGATAGCCAAAACCTTTGCACAAACATTCGCGCAATGACCACATTTGCGATGTAGATTGTAGATCTAAACATACATATTTTGCGACAATGCTATCGAAAAATGCCACTATTTCGTGTTGTTCCGCAATAGTAGTCAAAATATTTGTTTTGCATAATTGCATAATATGTGCACTACACGCTTTGCGGTTATAACAAAAAAACAGTGCCGGCGTCAGATTTTGCAAAGATAACCATTCGACGAATGGGGACAAAATGGCGGGATTATAACAATAGCCATTATGGCGTTGATAATGGTTTTTAGAAGTTAGAACTTCAACTAGTTCAAACTTGGAATCTGGTATAAGGACGTAATGAGTCAAAGGAACAACGCGATGGGTTGTGCTAATAACACATAATTCTTTTTTTGATATAGAAGAAAGCCATAATGTAAATAAAGAGTAATCAATTGTTGCCGAAAGCATACATAGTTGCGGACATGATTCAATATTTATTTGTGTTTCTTTTATAATATCAAACCAAACATGACCGCGCGATTCGTCTTGAATCCAATGGACTTCATCTAAAATAATTGCCGAGACGTTTGCCATGAATTTTTCCCTATCTAATGAAAATAAATAATTCCGCAAAATTTCCGCAGTCATAATCATTAATGCACCGTCTTCGTTTATATCAATATCACCTGTTTTTAAGCCGATACTAATCTCAGGAAACGCAACAGAAAATTGATGATATATTTGGTTGGATAATGCTTTAATTGGCGAAACATAAAAAACGCGTTTGCCTGTTATAACATATTTCCATGTTATATATTTAGCAATTGTAGTTTTTCCTGAGCCAGTATGCGCGGTTATTAAAACATTTTTACCTTGATCTATCGCTTCAATGGCGTCTTTTTGAAATTTGTCTAATTCGTAGCCGAAATCCATAATGCTAATTTCTTAATGATTAATTTGCTTTATTTCATTATGTCGTATTGTTAATAATTATGAATTATATTATTATTATACTTATATGACAACCCCGATAATTTTTATTCCCAAATTATCTGCATATTTCATAATGAAACAAGCACCGCATTTTAAATGGTATTCAGATTATGAAAAATCTTTGTCAGTGAGGAATTATGAATATTCAGATTTTGAAGAGTTTACCGCAAATGAAAAAGCCATGTTGTCGTTCTATATAAAAGGATACCCCGAAGTTATTTCGCAATTATTTCCTTTGCAAAATATATCATTTATGAAAACAGTTGCGGGTAAAGATTGGGATTTTCCGTATACCTTTATTGTAAATGAGCATAACGTAATTGTATTAACGGCAAAAACGTTGCAATCATTCGCCTCGTTTGGGTTTAATAATAGATATGTTCAAGAAACTATTTTACATGAAATTATTCATTTGCACCAAAAACGTAATCAAGGCGATTACGATGAGTATTATACCAAAGTGTATAAATTCGAAAAAATAAAATGTGCAAATTATGCATCATTTTCTGAAAAAGTAATAACAAACCCTGACGGCTATGTATCTAATAATATGATATGGACTATTATAATAAACAATGAGCGTTGGATGCCTTATTTAGAGATTTCTATGAAAGAAAAAATGGTTAAAGTGATAGACAATAACATAGTTATAATAGAAGCCTCGCCGGAAATATATCGTATTTATTCAAATATGTTCAAAGTCCAATCACAACGATATCATCCAAATGAAATATTTGCACGTATCAATGCTAAGAAACTTATATTTGAATTATGAAATAACATGATATAATATTCTAATGGAAATAATATTAGATTGTCGTGAATTAAAACTATGTGCAATAATGCCAGATGTAAAAACGGCACAATTAATTATTGGAGATATATGGATTAAACGAAAAAATACCGCAGAAGAAGATATAAATCTAATACTAAGATCAAGTCCAATTCCAAGTCCAATGCCGAGTCCAAGTCCAATTCCAATGCCGAGTCCAATGCCTATTAAAAAAATAACATTAAAGAAAAATAAAGAAAGCGCGCCATTAACGCAAACAATTCAAGAATTATACAAGCCATCATCGCAAGAAGAAATTATTGCGATTATAGAACGTAAGACATGGTCTGATTTATACTCATCTATCCTCGATGGGAGATATACCGAACAAAAAGCCCGTGCAAAAACGGTTATAAACGCAAACGGCACCAGGCCACGGCTAATATATATTATCGAAGGCCGTTGCACAAATAACGCAACTATTTGCAAGAGCGCGTGTGTTTCAATGGCATTAGACAATTTTGCTTTGTTATACTCTGATAATGTTGCAGACACTAAGGAAATAATTCTAAAAATAAGCACAAAAATAAGCAAGAAAAACACGGACGTATCTATTAATTATGAATCACTAATAAAACCATGCAAAAAAGACAATATGACGGCGGAAATATGTTATATCCAACAATTATCGTGTATTCCGGGACTTTCTATAACCATAGCAAAGGAAATAAGCACAAAATGGAAAAATATGAAAGAGTTAATTACGGAAATTGAGATATATGGGTCAAAGAATATAGAAGAAATCAAAATAAATAATCGCAGGATTAGCAAGACTGTTGCACAAAAATTAACTGAATACCTTTTATAATGCAATTTGCGTAGATGAATTATATCTTGTATCGCAAACAGAACACCTTTGCACTCGCGTCGCTTTAGGAAAGTTATGCATCGTGCATATATTGCAGTTCCACGGAGATAATAGATGCAATGTTATGTTATATTTGAATATAGGCGGATGATTAATATCTTCTATTGTCATTTCAGTAAAATTTATATAATAATGTTCAGTTGCTAACTCAGTTTCGCCTATATCAAAATATATGTTTAACATAGAATTATTCAAAATGTTTTCCATATGATGTGCAATAAATAGATTATTATGATCATAATCGGCGTCCCAATAAATTATAGAATCCGGTGGCTTTGGAACGTATGGCTTAAACGAAATATTTTCATTTTTTTTAAGCAATTTATAAAGAGATTGCAATCGAGATGTAGTGTTTTTAAATCCTTCAAAATCATGGTTCAATACATTCATTATATTAATAAATTTATTGAACTCATATTTATTACAAAATCCGACATTGGTATAATATTCTTGTTTTAAATAGTTTAGTGCTAAGCGCAAATACTTCTTGAGAAAAATGTTTCCCGAAAAATCGGATTCATACTGAATTGCTTGTTTGATTATTTCGGATTTATCATCACGATAAATGTCGCATTTATAAAAATCGCCGCTATGAATAACATAATCAGAAAGACATTTCCAACAAAACACAAATTCGCACGAGGTGCAATGCATTTTTAAACATGATTGCTCACTATCCTTAATAATAAACGCCGCGCATTTAGGACATGCCTTTGCTATTGATTTTATGTAAATGTCATCGGGGGTTTGCGAGGTTATTACCTGATTCCATGTAATAACTGCCTCACAACATGCCGGGGCATGGCTAATAAACCCGCAATTATTTTTGCATAAATTATTAGGGCGACTTCTACATAATTCATTGGAACATTTCCGTTTATACTCCTTGCCTTTTTTTTTATTTGCACTTCCGCAATATGAGCAATAATATATCTTGCATCTAATATATTCGCGCATTAATTCTGCGTCAGATAAGACTAAAGGGATTATACATAATTCGCATATAGGGCATTTCTTTGCATTATGCGTCGTATTGACGTATATCGTCCAGCAATCTTCGCATATTTTACAAGACCCGTGGCAATATATTGGATATACTGAAGAATAACATATCCCGCATTCGGCGGCGCATATAACATCAGAAAAAATTAATTTATTAGTAGACATATATGCAAACTCATTAACGTATAATATTTTCTTGATAATATCTTTAGGCAATTTCATAAGTAAACCCATTTTTTTTATCTTTCGTTTAATATTAAGCGAAAGTGTGGAAGTCATACGATAATATTAATTAATATTATTAATAAATCAATTCCATTCCGGTTATTATAATCGGAATGGAATGGAATTGATTTATTAATAATATAATATTATAATATAATATAACAATTCAATGGATACCTTTTATAAGAGTTATACCCAGATTATAAAAATGTTATACCGTCGCGAAACAATTACAGCAGAAAAACACGAAGAATTGCAATTAACACCGCATGAGTTTAGCATTAAGTATAACAGTAATATCGCAAGTTTGGATATACTTGGTCTAACCTCACGTATAGGGATTCCTACTTGTGTCTTATTTCACAAAGAAGATTTGACTGTTCATAAAACTAATGACATTTTCATGAATTTATTGACAGGGCGATTAACAGGAGATGAGATAAGTGCAAATAATATTATTATAGTATTTCCATTATTGCAAAACGCGATTGCGGGAATTTCTACTACAGTTCCTATTGATTTATACAAACGCGAGAAAAAAATATTGAAAGAAAAAGGCATTTCTGTGCAGTTTTTTACTACGTGGTATACAAGTATCCCTCTATTAGAACATGTTTTAATGCCAAAGTTTAGACTAATAACCAATCTTGAAGAGCGCGAAAAGATATTGGCAATTGCAAAGGCAAAGCACATGAACATTATTTTGTCCAGTGATCCAGTTTCCAGATATTTTGGCGCGCAAAATGGCGATATTTTTGAGATTTTGCGCCGAGGTAAAGAAGGGGTTCAGATTATTTGGCGCAAAGTCCAAGAGATTTAAACATTGATTGTAAATAAAAACATATGTTTTTCTTAGTAAACCATTCTTTGGCAAACGAATGGCCATTCTGTGCAATTTGTTTGCATTCGTCATCATGCATTTTGCACCATTCGATTATATCATGTAAATCAGATAAATCTTCACATACGGGGACATAATGTTTCCATGGAACAAGCGCGGGTTCGAACCATAACGAAAAATTTGATTTAACAATTAACACTGTGCTTTTTATAAAAAACAAATATGGAAGGCGATATGCAGCACCATTGCCTTTTATGTTCAATATATATTTATACCTCCCAAATTCAGGCATTGGCACCCCAGGAACCATTTTAAAATCCAAGAAATCGGCATGCATGAATGTAATTACATCATCTTCTAACTTGTCCCGTTGCACACATCGGGTTATACCCGCGTCAATAATATCAGGCCTTGCTTTGGACATTCGCGCAACTCGAACTCGCGGATTTCTATCATCAGAAAAGCACCCAGTGCCGGAACCGCGAAAAAATGCCTTTTCTATTTTATTTTTCCAAGGCACGTGCACAATCGCGGTTATATCATCAAATTCGCATTTAGTAGGATAATACCTTCGGGTTATCATTGCCCATTCTTCGTTATTAGGTATAGCAATATCCGCAAAAGATGGACACGTAGATTGTGAAAATATTGGCAAAAATGGACCTTCAGTGCTTTTTGGTAGTAAAGGAAAGTCTTTTAGCCATATTATAAATGGCGATGCACTTTTGATATTAGCGAACATATCAACTAATTCATAGGTATAACTATTAAAAACTTGATGATAGTCATACATATTAATCAGGCATCCATTATTTGTCCATTTACTTATTTCGCGCAATGTAGCAAAGGATGATGTTTTAATTAATGCGCCTTTTTCTTTTATGTATTTTTTTATATCTGATGCAGATACCTGCATCTCGGCACTCCATGAGTTAACATATTTAATATTAATTAAAGCAATAAACTGAGATTGCGCTGTTCTAAATATTGCACCGCCCTCAGTCTTGGAATAAATATATTCTAATGTATTTATTACATCAAAGTTTGATCCACATAGTGCCATTGCTTCTTGTAAAGTAAAAACAGTATTAATTTTAACATTATACCCTCGCTGGCGCATTAATTTATGTTTTTTGCATTTATCTTTGGTTTTATACATTATACTAATATTAATTATAATTATAATTATAATTATAATAATACCATCCCTTATCAAAGATAATGCGTTTTGATTTTATCATAGAACGCATATATTTGTATAACCCATCTACAATAAAAGGCTGATGCGCAACGCTTTTTATTAAGGTATAACTAACACGCGGGGTTTTGGGCTTTTTGCTTAAATCATAAAAAATATCTTCATCTATATGCCTTTTATGCGGATACATAAATATTTCAGGAATTCCATTGACAAAAAACCGCTCTTTTTTTTCAAAGAAAATGCTCTTGTCGTAAACATAAGTATTAGCTTTAACTGAACGATAGTGTTTATTATCTGCAACAACAATTCGAGTGCATCCAATAATGTCCGGAAATCTAGTCATAAAATCATGAGAAATGCATGTGTCGTAATGCTTGCCAGAAAGCCCGTTGCAAAACTGCAACTGATTGCATCTTATAAGAACTCCGGCATCAATTGCATCTTGTTCTGAAAATGTTGCGGATAGCAAAGATATAATACGGATATCATGGTTTAATTTATAAATATAAAATCTCCGATTTGGGCTTCTAAAGTATAAATTTGAATCTACAATAAACGGTTGCGGATAAAAGAAAACATTGTGTGCTCGTGGCAAGCAATAAATATTTGGCCCCGTTTGTATCCCGTAAATATCTGCATTGTTATTGGGTTTATTGGTTATACATTTAAAAAATATAGTGTTCTTTGGTATTGTAATTATATTTATTTGTTTGTTGTTATAACTAATGGTGTCTTCATGCATGTATTATATTATAATATAATAAATAATGTAATTACATTAATGTAAATCATGCATACGTTAAATAGTATGCATCAATACTAACAGAAATTGGCTGACTGATTGCAGTAGACGACATCGAAAACGCTTCTATAATAAAAGAAATAGTATAATTAATAGATGGCATATTTGCAACTAAAACATCACTCATTGATTTTTGTCTTGTATTGGAAAATGATATTATAGGCGTGACAGTTTTAGGAGGTTGTGGAAATGGAAACATTTTGTTATTTACGACATAATCATTACCTGAATATAAAAGAAGATTAGATACAAGATTATTTCCGGCCGTATCTGTAAAAAAAGCAACTACTGTTATGCCATAAACTGAAGGGTCGATACTTAAATTGGTTGTGCCTGTGCTCATGCTCGTGCTTAAATTAGTTAAAGAATTAGTAAAATGCGATGGATTTTGCGCCGGTGCTAAAGTAGAAAGTATTTTTTGATTTACCGGTGTTGGTGGAACAGTAAATGACATACCAAAGTGTGCTATTACAGCACCAGATGTAATTGTTGAACTTTCCTTTGTGCGATACATTTGCATCGGGGGTGTGGTCGCAGACGGCGTATTACTAACTAATGTCCCAAGTGAATTATATACATATCCGCAGTTAGGATTTTTATTAAATTTTCCGGTTGCAATTAATATCGATAATACTATTATCGTAATAAAACATAATATCACAAAAATGACATATGCATTATATGCTTTATTTTTTTTAAAAAATTTATTAGCCATTATAATTATTATAATTATAATTATTATAATTATAATGGCTAAAATTAAATTATTTATGCTAATTCTTAGCATTCTGATTATAATAACTATGATAATACTAATTGTTTTAATAGCATTAGGTAAACTATCAAAAAATTCAACATGCCCGTATTCATACATTGAACTATCTGGTTTTACCGCTGCAAATGCATCATTTCCGGGAAATTATTATACCAGTCCATTAGCTTTGCCATATCAAAGAATAATTAATTATATAAATTTATCTATACCTGTCACTAAGGTATCTCTAGGAGATACCGTGCAAATTAACTTTGTTGTTACGTATAACTATCCGCGACAGTCTGATGGTATACTTGGTTTTCTTGGAACAGAGGGATATACAATTAGTTCAACAGGTGTTATGACTTTTTCACAATTAATATGCAGGAATATGGCCGATGTAGTTTATCAGATGGCTTTTAAAAATGTTCCAGCAATAAATCAGGATTATCAACTTTCTGTTGAGGTTTTAGTTAATGGAGATGCAGTTACAACGCCTACTTTGGCAGGCTATTGTCTTTTTATATAATCATAACATACATTCAGTAAAAACGGCCTTCTTGACAACGGCCTTTTTGGCAATTATTTCAGTGCTATTTATAAAAGATTCTAAATTTTGAATAGCACCAATGATGCATTTTTGCTTCGAAATATGATATCCCTCAGTAGAATACCACTTATCTCTAGTGCGGCCATGTTCAATGTAATTGCCTACTTTATCGCAAATATCCAGAATAAGTGGTGGATGATGTTCGTGATATTTTCGCAATATTCTTCCTACTGATTGTTCTATATATATACCCGGTGGTGTCGCGAATACTAATGTATTTAAAGAAGGAATATCAAGACCTTCCTTTGCTACATGTTCAGTTCCAAAAATTACATCACATTGCGCAGTTTTCGCAAGCATTTCTTTATGTTCGCGGGAATTAGTGTCTAATTTTCCATAATAAAATCCGCATGTTGCACGAGTGCCATCACTTTTGCGTAGCATTGCAGCGGTCATACTTTCGCTTAATATATGTAAATGACGTCTGCGCGAAGATAGCACAAGAATTGTTCTGTCTTGTTGTAGCAATATTTTAATAATTTCAATAATAATTAAATTTCGTGGCATGCAATCTGACAAACAAGTTGTCATTTCGATTGTATTCTTTAGTCCCATATGGTTATACTTTGTTGTATAACAAGAAATTACGTCTTCATCCTTGGCGTCTTTTGCAGAAATTATTAGTTTTTTTATTATAACATTATTAACCCCTGTCCGTTTTTCTTTATGGAAAACGGGGCCAATAAATTTATGGAATACATGCGACAGTCCATCTGG